AATCAGCCCGCAAACAACACTGCCGGAAATGTAAATCCGTTCAATAATGGCGGTAATAACGGTTTTGGCGGCGGCTTCGGTAGCATGTAGTTTAGGCCATAAATCATAAGGGGCTTCGGCCCCTTTTTATTGAGGTTTATTATGTCTCAAAATTCTCAGGTAAATGACAGATTACTAATGCAGGCTCAAAGCGAGTTAACGCATGAATTTGTTATTGATAACACGCCTCAGTATGTTGATAATAAATGTGGCAGAGTTTCTTATTATTCTGCTCGTAAGGCGCTAACATTAAATCCGAACGCCTTGATAAAAAACGCAATAGACTTTGATTCTTCAATTGTCGCCAGGCTTGTTTATAATCTTAAAAAAATTGGCGTCCAGTTTGAGATTGAAAAGCCCTTCAGATTCAAGGTTGCCTACGGTCACATTAACCTTAAAATTGATGCCATTGCATCATCTGGCTTTCCAGATTTTCCGCAACAGAAAGTAATCATGCTTTTTAATGTTGTTAGCGGAAAAGATTTCATTTCTTACAGCAACAGCCAATCCGTGCCGGAATGGATGGTTAATAACGCCCAGCTTCTTATGGCATATGGCGGCATAAAAAAAGCCGCATTATTTATTGTAAACAGAGCATCAGGGCAATCATTCGCGCAAGTGGTGGATATAGATTTCAACGCCGCTACAAGAATTGACGATCTATCAAAATCATCAGTTTCTGAATATTCAATACCAGAAAGAATTGCTTCTGTTGAAGACATAACTGCCTCAAATGAAAAAGCTCTTAAGTGCTTGTCTTGCCCTTACGTAAGTCAATGCGCCCTACCTGAGTCCACTATGCCAAACTGCTACAGTTGTGCATTTTATTCAATGCGTCCAGATGGTAAAGCTGTTTGTGTTGCAAAAAACAATATGCCACTTGACGACAGAACAAGATTGAATTATGAAAACTGCGACAGGCATATTTATAATCCAGAAATGATTGATTCCTGGTCCGCTTTTATGGGCGAAGCTGTTCGTCAGGTTATAGGCCAGCATGATATAGTTGAATCAAGAACAGGTAGTATTTTTGCAAATAAATTAACTGGCGTTGAATTTGAAAATGTCATGCCTATTGAGAAAAAGGATTTAAATCAATACACCAGCTATGAAATTTATGGCGCTAAAGGTAAGGATTTGATAGGCGATTCGTCAATAAGTAAATTAAAGAAAACTTTCGGCGCTGAGATACAAGGAATTCACAATGACGTTTCAGGATCGAATTTTCCAGATTGAAGCAGTCAATAACACTTTTGATTACTGGCACAAAAACCCAGGAAAGGGGCCGATAATTAAGCTCCCTACAGGCTCGGGGAAGTCTGTAGTTGTGGCAAAGATATGCTCAAGGATGCAGCAAGATTATGCTGAATTAAAGCCCAGGGGAATTATTACGGTTCCGTCAAAGGAGCTTTGCGAACAAAATACAGAAAAGCTTGTCAAGCTTATGCCAAAAGGCGTAAGCGTTGATATGTACTCAGCATCTGCCGGAAGAAAAAACGGCCTTGCTGATATTGTCGTTTGTACAATAGGAACGGTTAAGAATTATCCATCAGACCTGGGTTACAGAAATTACTGGCTGAATGATGAATGTCACTTAGCCAGCCCTGACGGTAAAGGCGTTTACTGGTCATTCGCTCAGGGGATGCATAATGCAAACGCCTCCGCTGGAGTAAATTACTGTTGGGCCGGATTGACAGCAACGCCATTTAAGGGGAACGGCGTATGGATAACTGACGGAAAGCAGCCTCTTTATCATGGATTTTCTCACCAGACGGAGATAGGAGAATTACTTAGCTTGGGTTATTTATCTCCGCTGGTAAACCCTCAGGCAAATATTTCTACAAGGGTTAACACGTCTGGAATACAGATGAAAGGTGATGACTTTGATTTACCTCAGCTTGTAGAAAGAACAAAAGAATATCTTGTATCTGCCGCGCATGAGGCAAGCATAATAGCTAAGGACAGAAAGAAATGGATTGCTTTTCTTCCTGACGTTTCCAGCGCAAAAGATTTTTGCGTCATACTAAATAAAATAGGAATAACTGCCGCTGTAGTTACTGGAGAAACTGACTCCAGAGAAAGGGAGCATTTATTAAGGCAGTATAAAGCTGGATACATAAGATGCCTAATAACCGTAATCGCCCTGACTACAGGATTCGATGAGCCTAGCATAGACTGCATTTTGTGGTTAAGGTCAACGCACTCTCCCGTTCTTTATATTCAGGGAGCTGGAAGGGGAACCAGGATAAGTCCTGGAAAGGTAGACTGTATGTGGATTGACTTTACCGACACAACAGAAAGACTCGGAGCTATTGACCAGATAAGGGGAAGGGCTGCAAAGAAAAAACAGTCAATAGATGCGCCTTGCGTAATCTGCGAAAATTGCGGAACGCGCTGGACTCCAGCAAGTAAAGAGGTTTGCATTGATTACTGGAGAGATGAGGATACAGGAAAATACATTTATAATAATTTAGGAGAAAGAATTAAAAAAGATGGTTGCGGTCATATAATGAGGGTTCCAGACCAGCTAGATCCAAGGTATTCATCGAACGCTGAAATCATGGCTGCGACAAATCCTTATCCAGAATTTCCTGTTGATGCAGTTCAGGTGAGAAAGAAAAGGAGCAAGAACGATAAGGAATTTATATCGGTTGAATTTTTTTATATGGGAAATTTAATCTGCAAGCATCAAATTTATTTCTCAGGAATGGGGTTGACTCCTGAATCCAGGAAGTGGTTTAACGTTTTAACTGGCGACTTCTCTGAGCAATATAATAATATGACTGCATGCATTGGTTTTTTTGAAACTCAGTTGATTTATAATAAAAGACTCAACATAAGTTCAGTAAAACTAGACAGAACTCAAAACGCAAAATACCCAAGGCTGATGGAGGTCTTAAGGTGATAATTCACAGCGTAGAATACTATCAGGCTCTAAAGTCAGAAATGCTTAGTCTGGAAAGGTTGCTAAACTCAAAGCCTTACGTTTCTGACATTCCTTTCGTCACTCATGGAGTAAAAAATGAAATTGCCGTTTGCGATGCCGCGCTAAGGTCTGTAAAATGCAACCACTGTTTTCATAACATGAAAAACGAAAACAGATGCGCAGTAAATGGAGATTTTCCACCATCTCTTGATAAAAATTCCTATAAATGCCCTAATTGGGTTTTTGATGACATTCCATTCTGAGGAAGATTATGAAAAAATTAATGCCAGTTGGTATTGATATTGAGTCAATCCCAACACAAGACGAAGAAAAAATAGCTTACCACAAATTGCAGGCTGAAGGTAAAACGCCAACCCCGCCAAAGACTAAAGGTGATATGGCTAAAGATTTAGAACTTCCAGAGGCCGCCGCAAACGGGATAAGCGCCGTAGATATGCAAAAGCTATGGGTAGATAAGTTCCGACTTTCTGCCGTAGAGAAAGCTTTCGATGAGAGCTACCGGAAAACATCATTTAGCGCGGGTGATGGCGGTGAGATTATCAGCGTATCAATGAAGCCATTCGGACAGGATGACGTTGCGACTGCCTACAGGCATAAAGGCGGCGACTCTGAACTGTCTATGCTGAAGCGCGTTTGTGCCTATATGGATAAGCTGGATGACTACGCCAAACAAAATAACTCAACAATCCAGCTTGTGGGCGCTAACGTGCTCTTGTTCGATGCAAGATTTATCGGTCAGCGCTGCCTCATTAACGGCATAGAGCCGCCGAAAATGGGACTCATCTCATCACGCTACGATAAGACAAAATACTTTGACGTGCTCTCTGCCTGGTCATTTGACGACAACCAAAGCCGAATTAGCCTCAACAGGCTTTGCAATATCCTTGGTATTGAAACGCCCAAGGGGGATGAGCAGGGTGATATACATGGCGGCATGGTGTGGGATATATGGAACAGCGGCGGTGAGGATGGAGCGGCTCGTATAGCGCGATACAACGCAAGAGATACCGCCGTTCTTGAGCCAATTTACAATAAGCTGGTTAAGCTCCTGGGGGTTGATTATGCAAACTAAACCGTCTCCAGTTTTCGAGTTTTACGTTTATTCAATGTTCCGCATGAGAGATACGGAAGAGGTTAAAGCAAGGATATTCAGAACCTTTGCCTGTGGTCATCAGTTAGCTATTTCAAACTGCGATAATATGGAGCAGCAGGAAGAAATCGATAACTGGAAAAAGTTTAATGAAGTAAATCTTTTCTTTAAGTGTGTAAAAAGAAAATCAGCAGAAGTTAAATCGGAATCCCTGAAAGGGGAATGTGAGTTCGTTTCTGAAATTATACTCACTCTTGAGCAGGTTTACTTTTTCCAGAAAAATAGGGTTATGGTATGAGCATAATCGCAGTAATGAAATTATCAGAACTTCAGCAAAAGATAGTGAAATTTGCTGAGGATAAATTAGGCGCAGGTGGTGGAATATCCATTTCTCTTAACCCTCCTGGAATAGAATTCTCCAGCAAAGAAATGGTAAAGAAATTTATTGATTTTATAGCCTGGGATTACAACACTCACATTGTGTTTGATGCATTCCTCAGAGGAAAGATTACAGAAGCAAAGCATGATAGAATAACGCATTCCGTTAGTGAGATGGTTAAAGTTTGCCATCCATTGAAATAAAAAGAAGGGGCATTAAGCCCCTTTATTTTTATGCTTTAAAAATTTTCTGGAAATCCATCTCGATAACTACATTCTCCAACTTCACCAGAGCCTATATAGCTATTTAAAAGATTCATTACATCATTATCAGGCGTGGTTCCCATAATCCAGCTAAAAACATTTCTGCCTGTCCAGTGATTTTCAACTGTCAATCTTTCAAAAAATCTACTTCCAATTTTTGCTCGAAAAGTTTGCCCGTCTTCTTTCTGGATAAGGAATAAATTATTTTTTTCATCATCTGCAAATATTTTAATTTTTTTGACTGATGTAATTTTATTTAGCATAAACACCTCTTTAAGTTTTACTCAACGTCTTTAACGAGCCTGTAAACGCTGGTTGATTGTCCGTTAACGCACCAGGTTATACCTTTAGTGGAGCCGTTAAGCACCAAGATATTTGCTGATCCATTGCCCCACGCATAAGTAACTTTAACTAAAATTCCATCACCCATGTCATAAACCTGTCCTTTCTTGCAGTTCGGGTACTCATAGCCAGGTTGCTTGTGCATGATTTAGCCTCAAAATTTTTCTGGTTATGCCCGCCGTAACGGGCTGCTTGATTAGATTGTTGCGAATACCGATGCGAATGCTTTACGGCTGGTGCAGTCTGAGAGTCGCGCGTAAATTGCTTTCGCTTCATCGTTATCAGCCTGCTGTTCGAAAATACGACATTCTGCGGCAATTGCTTTTACTGTGCGTTTGCCTTTGTTCAGATCAGCTTTGATGCCGTTAATCGTGTTGATGTCGATTGTTTTCATTTTGCTTCTCTCTGTTTGTTAGCAGCCCCCGCCGCCTTGAAAACGATAATAGCAAAAAAACTTACACGCCGTCAACACTTTTACCTATAAATCGCAGGCAACAAAAAACCCGCACTAGGCGGGTTCTTCGTCAGACAGTTTTAGCATTATTCCATGCCAGGAATGCCGGAAATGTCGGTTTGGTTTTTGCCATCACCTTCAACTGGAGCGGCTGGCTCAGTTTTTGACGGAGCTTCTTTTTCCAGGTATTGAACCTTTGTCCAATCGACAAAAGAGTAATCCTCTGCGGGAACAGGAATTACTTCAGCGCCAGTTTTTTTCTGAACTTCAGCGAGAAGGAATTTTTCCGCATTGCTTGCGCTTGAAGCCAGGCGCACAATGCTTTGGTCGCCCAGAGTCAGAACAAACGGCGTAACCGTTGCATCTTCTTTACCGCCAGGCACGCGGGTTGCAGTTTTGAAGTCCAGAGTTGCATACTCTGCTTCTAAAACTGGACGGCATTCAGTTTTGATGTCACTTGCTGCCAGGCTGCGTGCGTGCTTTTCTGCCAGAGATAGCGAGTCCGCAAAAACATACAAAGGCGCGGAATCTGGCAGGGTAATCTTAAACGGGCGCGCAGTGGATGGAATTACAGGGGGGTTAGTGTCAGTCATAGCTTTTCCTCAATAAGTGATTTTTGGTTTTTCGTGCGCATCGTTGCGCCGTGTAAGTAATGTAATTGAAGGCGCTTTTTTTTGCAAGCGCCTTTTTTGGTTTTTTTAAACGTTAAATCCGCCCCTTCCTGATGGTGCAGCAAACATTGTGATAACACCGCCAGCAGTGTCGTTTGGGTTTGCCTGGTCGAAATTGTTTGTAACTATGGATATCGTGCCAGCTGATCCAGCCGAAAAGCTGTGCTTAATCGTAACCCTACCAGAAGCATTTCCGGTAACTGATATATCCTTTCTTGCCTGCCTTCCATCGTCTGATGCTATTATCACTATCAGGCTTTTATTTCCTGCTTTAACATTAGCGCCATACTGAATGTCAGCCCACACATCCATATTAAAGCGAGGGTTTCCGTTATATGTAGTAGACCATGATTTGGCCCTGTCTACCCCATACTCAGACATGCCAACCTGAACGAAATCACCGATAATCTTATTTGCTTCCAGCGTACCAAGTATTACGCAGTTTTGATTTATGGTTACATTGTTAAGCACTCCTGATTGTGCCCTGATATCCCCAACGATAACCATCTGCCTATTTACGCTGTCAAAGTAAACCCATCTTTCTAGGTTGTCCGGTGAGCTGATAGAGACGGCATCAGCCACAAAATCAACCACGCTTGACAGTCCTTGCTCTGCATTTCCTGCGTTAACGTAAACTCCTGTTATGCGAGGCCTGCCGCCGTTTTTATCCACCACCCGCAATGATGCAAGCTCAGAAAGGCCATCTATATTTTCATTTATTTCCTTTATATATTCAGTTTTAGGTAATGCGATATTAATCAAATCATCAAGGTCAGCAGAATCAAACTTTGTCAAAACCCTGACAGTAGTTATCTCTGATTTGCCAATAGTGTTAACAGACCTGACTCCGAACCAGTAATAAGAGTTAACTCTTAAATCAACCTTGTTTAGGACGTAAGCAAATCCAAGGTTGTATGTCATATCCAAAACTTCCTGCTCAGTAGATCCAAAGAACCATTCATACTGTTCTCCAAGAGTCCTTAGCGGTGATAGGATTGGCTTTAATGTCGCTGTAAGGTTTCCGGTAGTCCAGCTTATGGAAGTTGGTTTTGGTGGCGCTGATACCAGGAAAACAGCCTCCGCCGTCTCTCCTGATTTCCCATCAGTGGAGATAGCCTTTACCTGGACGTTGTAAGTTCCAGCCTTATCAACATTTATATAATATTCGTTTTCTGAAATAACTACATTATAAACAATATTGTTATTTAGTTTTATGATAATATTAAACCTTACGTTCCTTGCGGTTTGCGGAGAATTAAAGTAAACCCTCGCTTGTCCTTTTGGTGAATCTGGAGTTGACTCAATAGCCAGGCCTTCAGGAGCTGGAATTTTATCTCCATAGAGAGAATCAATCTCTGGGTCAAAAACAACCCCTTTATCTATAATTTCTGTTTTTTCAGGAACGTGCTCAATAGCATTTACAGAATAAGTCCTGTCGTCATTCTCCGTTATAGTTATGCATCGGAAAAGCTTGAATCCCAAATTATTAAAACTCATGCTCCAGACTGACATCCTAGAAACGGAATCAGGGCAAGTGGTGGAAATTGTCACCTTATTGAGGCTTTCATTTACTGAATCAACTTTAAACTCTTCAGGAATGCCCTGGTCATTTATCATTGTTATCAGATATTCAACGCTGGAGCTGTTTTCAACCTGAACAGCCCTGTCGAGTTCAATAGTTTTTCTGTCTTCAGAAACAGACAATATCCTTCCGCCTATCTGAGATCCATAATAATCACTGTCAGCAACTTTTATGATATCCCCTGGTAAATGCTTAAGGCCAGCAATACCAGTTCTGAAGCTTACAGTTTTACTCTCTAAAAGCTCAGTCTCAAGAACGTAAAGCCCAAACCTTCTTGCCTGGCTTCTTGTGTCTGTTGCAAAGGCTTCAACTTTTTTTACGTTATATCCGTTATCGACAATTGCAGAGTCGCTTTGCACATACTCAATAGCCTGTTCGTAATTATTTTCCTTATCGATAAACGTTACTTCTACAACGCTATGCCTGTCCTGAAGCTGAGAGCTTCCATAAATAAATTCCCCGTCAATTACGTTTGCATTTGTGTATAGCGCTTTTGGGTCTTTTTTAGAATCAATGGATACCGACAGGCTTTTACCGTTGTAAAGTGGTATAGCTCTGAATACAGATAAAATGTCAGTTATCAAATCCCATGCTTTTTTCTGGGATGTTATATTGCAGTTGCAGACAAATCTTGGTTCAAGATTTCCCTTTCCGTCATCAACTAATTCATCACAAAATTGAGATGCTACATAAAGAGAGGACTCACTGACATCAATTTTTTTGTCCCCTAACCCGTACCGTGAATCTTTTATTAAGTCATAAACAACCCATGCTGGATTGTTGGTGAATGCAGATTTAAAAGAGCCATCCCAGAAGCCATTATAAACTCTTCTGACGGGATCGTAGTTTGAAGGAACCTTGACTATCATTCCATCTACAAGATAGTTTCTTTTTGGGATGCTTCCATTAAAGTTTTTTGAATCAAGCTTGATTCCACAATAGGCCGTGTAAGGCCATCTGTACTTTTGATTAATAACAATAGAGTATGAACGCCAGAAACTTTTGTTCTGTATTGCCTGCCAGTTCCCCGTCTCAGCGTCAGAAGTAACCCTTTCTACCTTTACGTCAAATGGAGGTTTTGGCAAATCCCATATTTCAGCCTGAAAATAAAACTCATTCCTTGATTTTTGGTTGTTAAATGATATATCGGATTTTTCAATCCAATCAGCAGATGACGATTCTTTCATGTATACTTTTAACTGCAATGACGTTTCTATTGTGTCTCCGTCATTGGTTACAAGATACAGGCCCTGGGAGTAAAGATTAACCCTCAGCATGTCTATTCTGCTATCTGTTATCGTTCTTATAATTGGCGACTCTTTTTTAACCTGAACGTTAACTCCTATTTCTGATGCGCTCTGCGGGAATCCATTTAAATAATCCTGATCCGCAGTACCAACATTAGTTTCAATTGATACGCCTGATATATTAGTCTGCCCAGATTGAGAAACAACCGCCGTATCATCAAGGTAGACAGATTTAAGTCCGTCCACTAAACCAACAATTTGGCCCTCGCCCCAGATATCTATGACAGAGAACATCTGTGAACTTGTTATTGTGTCGTTATGCTCTACGGGGGTTTTTGCTTTGCTGCCGCTACCTTTTCCCATTTTAAAGCCCTTTTATTTGGCGCGTCCTTGCGCCAGTGTTTTAGATGAATGCGCCACGCAATTCTACAGCATAGCCAGAGGTTTTGAAATCACCTACAGTGTCAACAACTTTGACCAATGCATAACCGTTAACAGTTATCGGGCTTTCTGCTACTCCTGAGCCAATTTTTGGGGAGCCTGACGGGCCAGTGATTACATCTGTTCCGTTTACCTTCACCACGATTGTAGCGCCTGCTGAAACTGTTGCATCAGGGTTTATCGCAATTGATGCAGATGTTACCACTCCTGTCGGCATCGGTACGGCGTTATCTCTCTGGCTCTGAGCTATATCATTTTGACCGCTAAAAGAGAATGTGCGTTTTGCGTTAAGCACGGACGCGAATTTCGCAATTGAACCAAGCGATCCCATGAAAGGATTCTCGCCCTGCTCAATAACAACTTCGCCCGTAACTGTTCCGCCAGAAATCTGGTCAAAGATTCTTGTTCCATTTGCGGAAGTGTTGTTTTTGTAAATAAGCTTTTTGTGATCGCCAGCGCTGGCAAGAATTCTCTCTTCGTTTCCAAAGTGGTTTTCTGTAATGGCAATATCCTCCCCACCTTTAAGCATAATTCCGGTTTTGTCACTAACAACACTCATGTAGCGTCTGAATCCTGAGCGAAGGTATTTTGCATCCATAGCCGGAGAAGTTGTGAAACCCAGCAGCGTACAATTTTTTGTTGGCCCATTGAAGTTTGAGTCGGTTGATGTTGCTGAATCAACAGATGCAACCTGTAACTGGACTCCATCGTCCATCTGGATTGTCATTCCTACAGTGATATTAGGATTTTCTGTAGCAGAATCCAGAGCAACGTAAGATTTTCCGCCAGACATTTTAATAATCCTGTCTAGCGCTCTTGTTCTTACATAGAAATCGTTATCATCCCTGTAAGTTGTGTTTAGCTTAACAACGCCCTTCCTGATATCGATTAATTCCATCCCTGTTTTGCAGCTAATCAGCGCACAGTTAAAAATCTGCAATCCATCTCCAATATAATCTTCACCCTGAGAGGCATCACTTGTCGATGAAATTCCGTATGCGCAATTTATTATTTTAACGTTTCCAATTTGGATGTTATCGGTGTTATGAACCAGCGCGATTCCTTTATTGCAAAGCTCAATGATTCCTTCGCCGATAATGGTTGATTTATTTCTTTCCTGTCTTTTTTCAGACTCAAAACCATAAAGCCCAACATCCTTGAAGTGGAACTTGTCAATAATCATTGACTTGTATCCATTTCCGCCAATGCCGGATTGAACCTGGCAATTTTCTGCATAAAAACCACTGATAACAAAATCAGTCGCATAGCAATTTACAGGAATCATTCCCCATGTTTTTACGTTTCTTGCTCTGAAATCTTTAATTATGATTGTGCCAGTGCAGTTTACAGGCTCAAATCCTGCATCTCCATCCTGCCACGGCTCATCGGCATTCATTTTATCAACCTTCGCGCCAACAACTGACACGCCAATAACCTGGCCTCCGTTACAGCTCTCAGCCACCACAACGCCGCGATAAGATGGGTTAAACTTGAATCCTGTGCCGATGATAATATCAGCGTTGTTTTCGCAGATTAATGAAAAGTTTTTTATTGAATTAAATATGATGTGCTCACTGACGAATGTGTTTGCTGATATTTTAATTCTCCCTCCGGTTGCTGTAATTGCCGCTTTAATTGCTGCAATATCATCAGTGACGCCATCGCATTTTGCACCCCAGCCTTTAATGTCAAAAGACATTTTTAGTGCTGAAATCATTATCCCAGGAAATGAATAGTATGCATCTCCATTAATTAGTTGTGCGATTTTTTGGGCTAACGTTTCGCCATCATTGTACATTACAAGCGATGCACCTTTTGATTCATCAGTTGATGATAAATCATCTGACTTTACAAAATTCGTGGTGTTGATTGATTCCGCAGATTCTTTTGCTTCATCTGCATATTGTTTAGCCAAGTTTTTATTTGTCTCAACATCGGAGGCGGAAGAAACTACGATGTCTCTTGCGGCAACAACTTCATCTCTGTAAGACTCAGATTTATCTTCACTCTGCTTTGCCGCCGTTTCAGATGATTTTGCGTTATCCTCAGAGGTCTTTGCGTTAGTTTTAGAATCAAGCGCCGAATCGCTGCTTTGTTTTGCCGATGACTCTGATGAGGCCGCGTTCGTTTCAGATGATTTTGCGTTATTTTCTGAAATCTTTGCAGCGTCAGCGGAAGTGCTCGCCATGTTCTTAAGCTCGATAAATTGAGCTAGTGCCTCTGGTGTAATTTCGGATTCACCAGGCAGGGTGAGATAAGTATTAATATCAGCAGATGGGGAATCTGCGTAAATTACCATAACTCCAACTGTTGTTTTTTGCTGTCCGTCCTTGTAAATCTCTACCTGATATCTACCCTGAAAAATATTCTTTTCATATGAGCCATTTTCATCTGTCTGTATTTCTGAGATAACAGTATTTAAAACTGTTTGTGTGCTCTTTAATGAAACAAGAACAATTGTATGATGAGGCATAACCTCACCGAATGCGTTTTTAAGCACGCCTTTTAATACCGTCATCAGTTTATACCTCTTGTTAAAGTCTGTATTTGCTGGCTTACAACCGCAGAGCCAATTTTGTTACGTCCATATATTAATGCAATCGCCTGCCCCTGTCCTGCCATATTTTCGACGCTATTAAAGCCCGTGCTCTTTTGCTCGTTGCTGTTATTGTCGCTCTTTGGCATCGTAGCGGCTGGCATCTTTGTAAGCATCATCGCTACACCTCCGGCAACCATCATAGCGCCTGACGCAGCCATCGCAGCAGTAGCAGCAGACCAGGCGGCTATTGACGCGCCGCCAGTGAAGAAGGCAGCAGCAACGGCTACTATTCCAGCCACCACCATAAAGATACCTCCGTTTGAGCCTGAACCCTGAACGGCTGGCGTAATGTGAATCTCTTCATCGATACCAACTGGCCCAGACAGCGCCCTGAACGCATTCCCTATCGATTCGTTTTCATCCTTGCCGGAAACGATTTTGCCGCAAACCCTGAAGGTGAAAAAACCATTTTTCAGGTCATCATGCAGCCCTTTAATTTGGCACAACAATAGTTGCAAAGCCTTGCTTCCGGTAGGAACCTTGCAAACAAATTTTTCACCGTACTTTTCTTTCATTTCGCCATGCAGATAAATTACAGCCATAATCAATCCTCATTTAATAATTCAATTGCGCCAGAGATATTTAAATCTTTATGGTTACCACTTCTCCATATGGAATGAGTGTACTTTAAATAAAAACCCCTCAAAGGCTCAACCATAGAGAGCTTGCCAGGCAAGTGGTGGAAAATCATATTATTCCCAACATATACAGAAACGTGATTTGGAACTTTAGCTCCCAGAAGCGAAAATATTACATCCCCAGGGATCATATCATTGTGGTCTTTAACTTTATTAAATCCAAAATTTTCTATGTTATCCGTAAATGGAGACGTAGCGCCAGGCTCTTTATACCAACCCTCTATTCTGTATCCATCTGATGGAGAAAAATCAGGCAAATGCTTTCCTGCCAGTGCATAAAAATCCCTGAAAGAATCATAGCAGTCAAGATATCCCTCAGAGAATTCTCTACCTTTTAATTTTCTCACTGGCTCCCACACTGACAGCTCAGTAACCTCACCTCTATGAGAGTGAAGAATCCACGGAATATTATTCCTGTATTGTTGAATCCTGTCATTTGATGAAAGATGTTCGAGTCCTTTCTCTGTATGGCTATGGCAGACGGCAACTACTTTTCCTCTTACTGAGGCAGCTACATAATCAGCCTGGCTTATGCAAAAATTATCAGATGGAACGGGATGTGAATTATGGCAAGGTATGTAAAATTTTATTCCAGCCGATTCCACCACTAGCCCGCACCTTTCTTCTTTGGTTGTTCCTGCTAAGTGTTTAATTATCTGTAGGGTTAATTCCCTTTCTAGCTTCATCATTATCTCCCAACTTTATTGGCTGATGGAAAAATCCTGATTGGTATTGCCCCATCTCCAAACCTGAGCTTACAATCCCTTTCCAGCTTCCCGCAAACATCTTCATCTATAGAGCCAACGGGGTTGCCGTATCTGTCAAAATAATTGCTCCCGTTGTAATCACAACCTTCTTTTCTATATCTCCACTGGCAAGCTGTGCATGTAATTACATTTTTGGGGATAAGCGCATTATCAGCTTCAACAGGTAATGAAAGCTCGAAAGTTGCGTATTGCCTGCCAATTGAGTTTACACCCTGTATTTCATAAATGGTGACATATTCCTGATCTAAATCCTCGTTAGGATTTATTCCATCCTTAAAGTTTGATGCGTCAAGAAATTTTGCGTAAACATCTCTGACGTAAACCTTAGCGCCTGCCATTTCCTTGTATTTTACGTAAAGCCCTCTTACTATTCCTGTTATATTTGACAGGGTAAGAGTTGGCCTGTTTGACGCACCCTGAGAACTTCTTTTTATTCCATCTATTTTTGATGGGAATCCTTGGTACTCATAACCCTGCCATGTAACGTTCTTGTCGTTTTCATTTAGCCCGTTATGAAAGCGATAAATAGTACCCCCTAATCCAGTAAGGTCTATATCAAAAAGCCTAATCATTGCTGTCTGCTCAAGCTTATCAAGCTCAAGAACCATTTTATCTGGCACTCCGTTAATAGACATTATCCGATATGCTCCTTAACGTTTATTGAGAAATCGCAATAGTTAGCGCCATGATTTGGGTTCTCGCTTGAGTTCTGAACCTTAACCAAAACATCTTTCATTCTAGATTCTGAGTAAATCCAGAAAGGTTTGTGCGCACCATGCCTTTCAAGAAAATCTACTACGCGCTGTTTTTCGATAGGGCCAATTATGCGATAGGTTAGCTGATACTCTTTCCGGTTGTAGTTAAGTCCATCGGGCGCGGACTCCTCATAGCCGTCACCAAATGAGGCTATAATAGCCTTGGGGTTGTTTGATACTGTAGGGTTTGGACGCGGACGCCAGGGGAATTTTTCGTATGCCATTGTTGCACCTCAAAAAAATAAAGCGGCTGTTATGCCGCTTATTGTATACCTTGCGTGATATCTTTGCCAGCAATTAACCCAGGCGGCTATGACCATAAACGCTTAGCTCTGATACTGGAGGAGGCTCAACCGCCTGCTCTTTTGCATAGGCTTCCGCAACTATTTTTTCAAACTTCTCACAAAATTCAACCATTGGCTTATTTGTTTGTTCAAGCCCATCTATGGCGCACTTCACAACATTTAGCAAGCAATCCTTGTTCATATATATACCTGATAAACTTGAATTACCCAGCCCAAAGTTCATTTCTATTCCAATATTACCATTTGTGAATGATTCTGAGTCAATAACTGTAATTGACGATCTTAGCTTATTAATCTGGATAAGGTTTTCTTCTACTGATTTTTTGTAATCAAAATATTTTTGAACAAGATTGCTATAGTTCATTTTCCTTCCTCATTTAAATTCGGGCAAGTGGTGGATTTAACTTCCTCTTGCTGATTATTTTTAATTACGTGCTTTACTCTTTTTTGACCAAACTTTTCAAACGCACCAAGAAGCGCATCCTCAAGCGTAGGGCATTGGTCGGTTATCCATATCGCCTCTTTTCCCTCCTTAAAGACTATCTTGTAAATGTTGTACATTTACTTAATCTCAAAAATCAAAAACATGCTGCTTTCAAAACATATAGGCCATAGCTTTCTGACGTGAGTCAGCGCAAGCTCTGGATTGTCAAAGCACATAAGAGAGGGGCTTTTGTTTTTCACCAGAGCGCTATCTGCTCTGAGGTATTGACCGTAAATTTTAAGTCCGTACTTTTTCATATTTTATGACTCTAAAAAAAAGGGATAGCCAGAGACTATCCCAAAACTTAACCACTGTCAACACCTGGCTAAGATGCCAAAATCCCGTTGTACCTTTTTTCGTTTCTCATCTTGTGCTCTATTGCCGCATTAGTCATTTCCTGAATCATCTTAGCGTCCTCAGCCTTGATTCCACTATTGTTGAAAGTGTTGTTTTGTACCAGGGTAAAGTTTCCACCGCTGCCGGAATCCAGTTTATTGTTGGGAGTAATGTTGCCCGTGGTGCCAGCAGTGAACAGCTCCGGCCCCTTCTCTCCCACCAGGTAAGTCTGACCAGCCATAACCTGGCCTCCTTTCTCCCTTGCTCCAGCTATCTGAGCGATTCCCTGCGCCGCTATCATGGCGGCGTTGGCGTAGCCCAGAGTCCTGACTATGTTAGACTCCGCTACCTTCTGGGCCAGCGTGAGCGATGCGGGGGAGGCCAGAACCTGAGCGGCGGCAAGGTTAGCCATTATGATAGCCTGAGCTACCGCCATGCCCTTGGTCGCTATAGTGGCTGCTATCCAGGCTGCTGAACCTTCCTCAGCGCTACTTGCTATCGTGTCGCCAAAGCTCTGAGCAACAGACATTGCGCTACTCATCGTATTGGCATAAGACTGAAGCTCGTCAGCCTGTTTTTTGTATTCTACGTTCTGTAGATTTGCCGCTAAATCCTGTTGATTGTTTTTTGTGTCATAGGCTCGCTTGTTTCTTATAGCTTCAAGTTCGCTCTGATACTGCTCCTCTTTCATTTTTCCGGCTGTGTGTTTTGCGTCCAGCCTTTCCATTTCTGTATAATATTCTGCATCAATAGCTTTTTGCAGGAAGCTTGATTTTATATTTAAAATCTTTTGCTGGTAATCGTATTCGCTGGTTAGCCCTCTGTTTCTTGCGCTCTCCGCCGATGCGATTTGCCTCTGTTCCGCCGCTTTTCTGTTTGCTGAATCTAGCTGGCTGTTAAGTGCTTCCACGCCATGATTGTATTGTTGTTGGCTTATAAGTTTTTTAGCAAGAAACCCGTCAAGCTGTTTTAGCTGAATGTCATAATTTATTTCAGCTTTCTTTTGCTCAGAGGCATTTCCTTTATCAAGCTCCTCAAGCCACTTACTTGCTTGCTCCTGTTGCTTTTTGAATTGTTCAGCTTTTGCCGCCGCCGCTTTTGCCGCCGCCGCTGCGTCCTTGGCTTCTTTCTCTTTATTTACCCAGCCACCTGTTGGCGTATTGGTTCCAGGTTGAGGGCTGTTAGCCATTTCAACGCCAGCCTTATACTCTGCCGTTCCAGGAATATTTGCTGCGTTAACGCCATCTATGGAGCGAATCATTTTCGCAACGATGTTATCACCGCCGTAATAAAAATTCTTCATCCAGTCAGTGAATTTTGTCCCCTCCCAATCTCCGTTAAGGATTTCGAGAAGAGTGTTTAATTCCTGAACAGTTGGCGTAAGCGCGTTTGCCTTCCATGCCTGAAAAGTTTGAGAAAGGTTTGCAATCTGTTTGTCGTATTCTGCATATTGTTTAGCAACATCAGCCGTAATTCCGGCGTGCGTGCTGTTTATCGCATTTAAAGCTTCCTGCTCGTTAGCATACTGTTTTAGCGTGGTAATCATATGGGAAGAATCAGACGCCAGCGTTTCCATCATGTTAACTATTTCGGCGTTTGATTTTCCCGCTTTCCGCATTTCATAGAAAGCATGGATTACGGCATCTATTCCACCATTAGTCTGGTTCAGGTATTTATTGAAATCCTGGAGCTGTAGCCCGTAGGCTTTCATATCTTCAGCAGGGCCGGAGCCATCCCTGAAGGCATCGCCCAAGTGGTCTAAAGTGTCCTTATTGATATCAGCGAATTTATCAATTTCCAGACCTGTATTTCTGAAAACCGTCTGCATCTGCTGGATGCGCTCAATCGTTGTTCCGCTTGCTGTAGCGGCTTCATTCATTTCCCTAACATAATCAGCAGATGAAGAAATAAGGGAATTCAGAACATAACCAAGAGCAACAGCGCCACCAGACAAAGCGCCAAGCCTTACAAAAAACTTGGCTGCTCCGCTTTCTGCGTTATCCATCTGCTGACTTATTCTTTTGAATGAGTCAACAATTCCGCCGAAACTTGAAGTGTCAAAGTTCCTGAAGTTCTCAAAAGAACCCTCAAGGTAATCAGCAGAGTTTGAGGCCTTATCTAGCGAACCCTGAATGTCTTTAGTTGATTTCCTTACGTTATCAGCCAGGTTTTTGATAATTTTTGAGGTGTTATCTTTTGCTGTTATAAGCGTGTTTATGATTGCCATTTTTTTTACCTTAATCAAGTACGCTGATTAGCGCGTTAACCTGAACATCTGGACTGTCCTCTGCTTTACTTAATAATACTTCGTCGCCGTTTTTCAGCCTGTCAATCTCTTCTTTTTCAAGCTCAAAATGCGCCAGCCACTTGATAACCTCTGAAATTGGCCATTCCTCTATTTCAAAGAATGGCTTTTTCAGCTCAACAGCAATACGGCGGATTATTGCTTGCGTCGGTTCCGTGGCGAATCCTTTTTTATTTCTTCCTTCTTGGTCTGAGTGAATCCGTTAATTTCTGCCGCAATATCACCAATTCGGAATATAAGTTTTTCATCCCAAAAAGAAAGAAGAGAATCAACATCTTCAATGCTTGAGATTAATTTTCCATCCTCATCAATTGCAGTTGAGCAAATCAAAGCAGAATAGAAACGCAAGCCCTGAGTTTGGGGAGTGGTGGATAAATCCTTTTTAGAATCCATCATGTACTTATTGAAATCAGAGGCCGCTTTTGCTGTGAATTCCCTCAGCATGATTTGCGCGCCTTCTGCAATCTCAGGAATATCGATAACTTTAATTTTAAGATTCTGCTTAACAGAAAGACTCTTTAACACTGCCATTTTAATTACCCCATTTTAAAGGGGGAAATAATCCCCCCTGATTATTTTTTATTAAGCGCCGCCACCAGCAGCCGCTGTGATTGTCAGCTTTGTTGCCGCCTGATAATCGCCGTCTTTCGTTACAGAGTAAACGTCAGTTGTGCCAACTTTAACCGGAGTAATAACGCCAGTATCCTCATTGACTGATGCAACCGAAGTATCTACCGCAAAATAACGAACTTCTGTATAAGTCGCATCTGAAGGAACAACCGTTGAGCCGATAGACTGACCAGTTGCGCCCATAGCAACGGATTTTGTTGCCGGAGCATCGATTCCGGTTACAGCTACCTTTTCACGATAGAACTGGTCTACACGGCCAGACTGTTGCCCGTTTACCGTAAACTGAAGTGCGGCATCTGGCGCTGGCTCATTGATACTGAATCCAAGGAGCGCTACAGAAAACTGACACACAGTTAACGGCGATGTTGGGAAGGTGACGCGGATTACAACGCTTTCGCGGTTTCGTCCTGCATCCATAAATTTTTTCTGAACTTCAACCTCTGGACGAAGGTTTCCGGTCATGGTTTTTGCGTCTGGAGATTCCAGGCCGGAGATGTAAGTTCGGGCGGTTTCATCAATTGCGGTAGTCTCAAGCGGGTCAGACTGACCGCCTACCGCACCAATGGCCGTCATGCCTGGTACGCGATCGAATGACGCTCCGTTATCATAGGAAACTTCGAAGATTGAGCCAGCGCCAAGCGTGGCAGTTTTGCGGTTTATTGCCATTTTGTAACCTCATTTATTCAAAGAAAGATAGGCGAAAATCAATAATGTGCGGCGGGTTTTCGTCATTATCAACGCCAAGGTACGGCCCCACATCCTCAACTGACCTGACAAACATCACGCTAAATAGATTGCTCCACCTGTGACCTGTTTTGCCGCTTAATTCTAGCAGCATATATCGTATTAAATCCACCTGATTAAGGTCTTTGCATACGATACTTACATCAAATATAACCTCTCTTGACGTAAATCCGTACCCGTCTATCTCCTTGTTAACTATTTCGTCAGCTATTGCAAAAGCGCCAACGGGATAAGGAACTTTTTCAGGGGTCATATTCTGGTAAATGTCGCAGTTAAACTTATCCTTAAAAACTGCTACTATAGCCTCACGCATCTTTCACTCCTTTCTTTCGGAGAATATTTAAAATGTTTTGCCTGGCAACAGACTCTACCTGGCTTCTCTCTCCCTTTTGGGTTTCTGTTACTATTGGCCTTCCTGCAAAGCCTGGATGCTTAAGCTTTCTCTGATGACCGTTTAAAAATATTTTCCCTCTTTTTGTTTTTTTTATGGTTGCGCCTTTTGCTGTGTAGTGCGGTTCTGTTCCGCCTTCAAGCCACCTTGCAACGTATGTTGGCGCTATATAATCCTTTTTTCCTCTTGTTCCTTTTTTTGTTGAAAAGTATATTCTGTAAGCCGCGCCACCTCCTTGCTCATCCCTTGTGGAAATTCCCATCTTGACGCCTTCATTAGCCATCCTTCCGGTTCTTACTCCCCAACCATTCCTTACTGCTCGGCTCATATCATTAAAAAATTGTTGCGCCGCTGGTCTAAGCGCTCGCCTTAGTTCATTTTTATTTAATGGAACATTATCAAGAATCTTCAAAAGCTCATCTGCTGTTATTTCTCCTTCTATTTTCATTTATTCCACCACTTAGCCGGAAAACTTAGTGAGAGTCCATAAGGTTGATTTGTAATCATCCTCATGATTGAATGTAACGACATTATAAATAATATCTAAATCTTCTGTTGCTCCTTTTATTTTTATGTACATATCTTCGCTGGCTTTTGGGTAAAATCGCGTAAGCAAGGTTCCCTGCCTGATATTCATCTCAGCGCCTGAAAGAAGAAAATCTCTTCCGTTAGCCTGACGCCAGTTTCCGCGAACTTCATTTTGCTTAACGAACTCCTTCACAGTCTGGCCCTTTCCGTCTGGCCTTGTTGTCCTCGTTAGGATTTCGCATCTTTCACGCAATGATCCGGTTTTCATTAAACACCAACCTGACGAATGTTTATATTGCGCATTCCGTTAAGCAGCAGAGAAAATGCGCGGTTTTCGTAAGTGTTGTAATCTGTGTTTGCTTCTCTGTTCTGGTACAGGTCGCCAACGAAAAGCAAAACTGCTGCGCGGATTCTTTTGTTGAAAGGAACAATCCAGTAATTGCTGTCGTAGGCGATAGTGTTATCCCACAAAACAGAATACTCGATATTATTGGATTGCAAGAAAGCCAGCAAAGTGGTGGATTTATCAATAATGATACCGCCAATAAATCCCGCCGCTACTTCTAATCCTGCATCACAAAAAGCCTGAATCTCAATATCATCCTCTTCGTGGTACACCTTTAAGTGAGCGCGTAGCTCTTCCATTGTGAAAAACTTTTCCCATGAATATTCAACTTCAATCATTTTCACCACTCCAAATAAAAAGGGGCCGAAGCCCCTTTAATATAACACTGGTTTTTATTATTCGAAACCAGAAGATGAGCCGCCCTCTGGAGCTGACTGCGCACCAGCGCCGCCGCTTGCCGCCGCTTTCTGATGTTCTGCCGTGTCGTTTGGCGCGTTAGACACGGTTGGGTTAAACACGGTGCCGCCAACATCCTGAGCTTCAGTAGTACCCCACTTGTCAGGCGTGCCAGCGTTAGCTGCTGTGAATCCTGCCGCCATAGCCGCTTTATCCATCAGTACAACTCCGAAGCGCTGCCAAGCCAGGAAACCAACCTGACCAGTTTCCGCGTAAAGCTCGTTTAGGCGACGAACAACCATATCACCAGCCAGGCGAACCATCAGAGAAGAGAAATCACCAGCGATAACCCAGCCATCTGTTCCGATATCTGGCAGTTCGTTATCGATAACCAGTTTTTCACCGAACAGCGTATCCGGCCAATCTGCGCGAGGATCACGAATGTAAATCGGATTACCTTCTGCATCCTTCCACTTGCGGATTGTCGCCAGAGTTTTATCGTTAATCGCAACGCGGAAATTTGGCATTGCGCGATAAGCGGCATCAACGCCGTGAATCACGTCGATGATTGAATCAAAAATCGCTGCCGGAGTAGAGCCGGAAGTTGAGATTTTTTTGCTGGTTTTAATTTGCAGTAATACGCCTTTTGGCTCACGATCACCGCCAGCGCCATGCACGATATAATAGTTGATACCCAGATCAACACGTTTACGCGCAATTGCGGTAACGTAGTTGGCGATATCAATATTAGCATCCTGAATGAGTTCTTCAGAAACCAGAATGATGCGCGAACTGATTTTGTGTGCGCCCATCGTTTCATTAACAAAGCCGGAGTTTGCTTTACCGTGGTTTTCACCTTCACCAACGATAACGCCACGCGTTAAGCCTTCATCAGAAACGGGCCAGTCAATCGGGTTTCCGCGCTGAGTAACCATTTTCTGGGTCAGCGCGTATAATGCACCCCAAGTGTGTTTTTCTTCAGCCACCAGGGATAAGGTTTCTTTGTCAACCACATAGCCGCCGTCTGTATTTGTGCCAGTGTTCATTGCACGCATTTCAGTAAGCAGCTTGCGATGCTCTGAGCTGAGGTCTGAAACTGAAGATGAACGCAGATAGGCGTTAAAGGCTGCGCGATATTCTGCTTTACGGCGAATGCCGTTTTTATCTGTTTGAGCTTCTTCGTTTGCGCCCTTAGCCAGAAGAGCGTCAGTCATTTCCTGGTCTTCAATATCAACAAGCTCTGAGCGAAGCTCATCAAGCTTCGTCGCTTTAGCGAAAAGGTCATCCATTGCTTGCTGGATTTGCGCATCGTCTTTAGTTGCAGCGCTGCGTAATTCTTGCAACTTCTGGCGAGCCGCCAGATTTGCAGTATTTGCGTTGCGAATTTCGCCCATTACAATAATTTTAGTTCGCATCTGTATAGCCTCTTTTATAAAAGATGAAAAATATCGATATTTTTTGCTTTAGAGGATAATTCAGCCTCATCAGCCTTTTGCCTCACGTCTTCCGCAACTTCGCCAGCCTTCCTTAGTGCTGAATCGCTTGTGTCATACGCTGGATATAATACAGGGCAAACATCCAACACGCGAGAAATTTTATTGATTTTTCTTACTGCAATATCGTTAACCGTATCCCAAACCCATTCCTCCGCCGCTGGGTCTTCGTAGTCCATCTGGAAATGGAAGGATGAACCAACCAAATCGCCGCGCTGCATCGGCCCAATAACCATATCTTTCACCATCTGGTTATCTGGCGGCGTAACTTCATATCGCAGTCCAATGTCATCGATGGTTAATTTAAGGCTGTTACCGCGAACGGAGCCAAGGATAATGTTTTCATCATGGTTAAATAAAGCTGCGCATGATGAAAAATCAGTATTATCGAAAGCGCCTGGCATAATGATTTCGACAAAATATCCAAGCCCCGTAGAGCGCTCATTGAACTTTGCCGCATAGCCAAAAATAACAGGCGATGCGTTATTTTCGCTGGCTGCGCGAATTTCAATCTTAGAGCTAACTGAGCGTAACTCAGGCCCATTAGCTAGTCGTTGTTTCTGCATTTCCTGAAGTTTGGCTACCGGATTCATTTTGGTTTCCTGTCTGTGAATTGTTGTTGTCTGTAAGCTTACTTTGAGAAACGTTAACTGTAAACTTATTCATTGATTCATCTGTGTTGTCACGCGGATAGCCAATACCTACGCGCCCCTCATTCCTGGTGATAAATCCTGCCGTGCTCGCACCAGTTAGCAACGCCAGCATTTCAACAGGAGTTCCCTTTAAGGCGGCCTGCATATCAAACTTAACGCAATAACCGTCGATAATCTCATCCTGGAAGAAAATCTTTTTGGTCATCTCCTGTTCGATATTAACAATCCAAGGCATAAGCGTATTTTTAATAAACGCAGTAGCCATAGCTGTAATATTTGCGTAACTTGTATTTGCCAGATTTCCAACCATATAAGCGGGAACATTAAAGATTCCGCAAATTTCATCTCTTGTCATATTCATAGATAAAACAAGATTTGCGTCAATAGGAGAAAGTGAAATTGGCGTGTATGTCACATCTGCTGGCTGGAAGATTACGCGGTTTTTGGAAGTCGCCGCCTCTCTCGCTCCCTTATTCCAGTTATCAATAAGCTTTCCCCATGCGCTAGGGTCTAATTGTCCTTTTACGCCAACGATGCCGGATGGCTTGCCGCCAGATGAAAAGAAGTTTCCGCCGTATTCCTGCATATCCATACCCATACGGATAGCGGCGGCGTGTAGCTGAATTGGAGAAAGGCCGCTTCTACCTTTATTTCCAAGCGCACGAAGATGAATCATGTCATAAGGCTGGATTACATGAAAACCTCCATCTTCATCAGTGTAATTATATACCCAGCGACGATTACCAAGGTTAACTAAGCTAACAGAGTTTTTATCACAATAAACAAGCTCCTTGAATTTGCCAGAGCTTAAATTTCGGATAATCCAGATATAGCCATTTCCGTTAAGGGCATCAACCATAAACTGACGCATTAAAGTAAATTGCGTTTGCCAGTCGTTTGGGGATTTCTCAGTGACAAATTTTGCAGGATGGGAATCAACCTCGATTTCTTCATCTCCTTTAACCTGCATAATACGCAAAGGCATTGTTGCAATTCCGGCGCTGATTCTGTCAATGCAGGAATAAACAACTGACAACTGAAGCGCCTTGTCTCTTGAGATGAATTTCTTTTCCTTGTCAAAGGAAATAACCTGAGACTGAGAATAACCAAACATAGGATCTTGAATATTCTTGATAGCCCAGCCGCCAAAGTTTTCCGAAGTTCCTACAACGTCAGAACTCTCTGAGCGCTTCTCTGAATCAACAACTGCCGTATTGCCAATCTGAGGCTCAACATCGGGGCGAGTGGTGGAACCACTTTTACCCCTGAAGAACGATAAAAAATTTCTAGCCATTATAATGATCCCATGTTATCAGGCATTTCAGGAACGGTGTCAGCTATTGTATGACGGATGATACGAGACACGCCAGTGAAAAGAGCGCTTGGGCCATCAATTTTATATTCCCTGCTGGACTTATCAGGAAAGATATTTCCGTTTCTGTCTCTGTTGGCGTTAACGTTACCCATCATCCAGGTGAAGGCCTCGTTTTCATCAACATACATTTTATTGCTGTAAACGGTTCCCTCAATATGTTTCATTGCTTCATTGAGGTTACGCACGTTTTGAGGCACTTCCACCACCTGCCATCCGTGCTTCTGGTTCATAGAAATGGCAAACTGCGTTGCGTGCCAGGGGTCATAAGCCATTTCCTGAAGATTGTCTTCACTCCCTTTTACCCATTCAATTAAATCCCCCTTTATTGTTTCAATATCAATTGCATCACCGGAAGTAAGCTTTAGCCATCCGTAAGCGGCCCACCGCTCATAACGCTCTCGCATCTCATCGGAACAGGTATCAAGCCTTCCCTCTGGTAGCCAGAATTTAGAAAAGAATGCTAGACCGCCTTTATCTGTCCAGTAAGTTTTTACGGCTGCGCAAATATCTATTTTCTCTGCAAGGTCTACAGAAATAATATAAGGAAGCGTTGCCAGCAAATCGTGCTTTATTGTAGATGATTTTTTTAACTTTCCGTATTTCTGCATATCCATCCATGAGAATGCACCATTTACGAAAATGTTTAAATGCTTGGTCTGGAAGTTATTTCTTGAAGATGGCTGTTCGAGCGCCTTCTTAGCCAGAACTTTCATATCCTGGATTGACTTAGAAACGCCAAGAGCTGGGTTTGCTTTAAACCACAAAGTTGGGTCGCGATAAACTTCATCTGTCTCCATGTCTTCTTCATCCATTGTGTACCAGATGAAAAAGAATGAATCAGTCTCTTCGCTCTGCTCGATTCTTTTATCAAGAATCTTCATTCCGTAATCTTTAAGCTCAATGGCGATGCCATCCAGAATAACGCCAGCAGTTGAAATGACGAAAATTAAAGGCTGGTCGCGCGAGCCTGTTGCAGTTTCCATTACATCATAAACATCGCGAGTTTTGTGCGCGTGTATTTCATCGATTAATGCACAATGAACGTTTTTGCCGTCAAGAGAGTTAGCATCTGCTGAAACGTGCATAAATCGAGAATATGAAGATTCGCTAAAAATTGATTTATCTGTAGTCTTTAAATGCTGCTGAAGGTTGAGAGAGGCTTTTACCATTTGCGCGGCATCATCAAAAACAATCCTTGCCTGTTCTCGCGTTGTTGCTGCGCTGTAAACTTCCGCTCCGCCTTCGCCATCAAATTCTGTCATGTACAAACCAACAGCGGAGGCAATTGCAGATTTTGCGTTTTTACGTGCCAGGTAAGTTACGGCATGGCTGAATCTTCTTACATACTGAAGATTGCCGGAATCGTCGGTTAAATGCTCTCCTGTTATTTCGTCAAGGTGAGGCTTAACAAATCCAAAAACGTTAATAAGGATAAATACGTGAAAGTCCATCAAATCGATAGGCTTTCCGCGCCAGCGCTTTCCCTTTACGTGAACACAGAACTTTGTGACAAAATCAAGAACGTGCTGAGCGCGTGACACGGAGAATATAAAAGGCCGCTCTTCGCTTTCTGCTCTTTCCATATCATCAAGAAATCGCTCGCAAGCCTTAACCACAACCTTGCACGCAAGAATTTTACCCTCAACAACATCATAGGCATAATCGACACCATCCTGAACAACAGGATTTGAAATGGCGCGTCCATGCGCCCTGGCGAGCTGAGGCGGGTTAACTGTCATACGTTTGGCCTGTTACCAAATCCATTGCCGATAGGGTCTTGCTCAAGCTGGCCTAGCTGCTGCGTCTTTGTTCGCGCTGCCGGAGTCCACCCAAACTGTAGCAGGAGCGCCACACATTGCGCGTGGGCCTTTTGCTTCAGTGCTGCGCGTGGATGGGCTACTTCCTTGCTTGCGCCAGTTGTAGGCGTAATCTGGATTTGCGTATATCCCTCTCTGTCAAGAACGTCTTTATGCTCGCGCCATTCTGCGTAAGTTTCAACCAACAGCTCCAGCGACCATGAGTCCATAGTGGAGAGAACGCGGGTCGCCTTAAATTTCTCAGCAAGGTCATGCCAGCACTTTTTTTCAAAGTTGCTGAAATAATCAGGAGGCGTCAAATCCTCCATAGGCGGATACTGGACATTCTGGCGCTTTGCGATTTCCTTGCTTCCAAGGTTTGAAGGGTCGCCGTGTAATACGTGAAGCTCAACAGGTTTGCGGGTTCGGCCCGAAGATGATGTGCCAGCCATGATTAAGCATCCTTGCCAGTTAAGATTTCAACAACTTTATCGTTTAAGTCTGTCAGCGTTTTAAGCTGGTCAGCAGGCAATAAAGGGCTTGTCTTAGCCTGTCCGTTTGTAACGTACAGCATGTATCCGGCATCAGTCAGTTGCTTGATTAGTTCCGCCGCCTTTACTTTGTTCGTTTTCGCCATAATAGAGAGCCTCTTTTATTAATTCTGGGTTTGAAAGCTCTTCAATTATACTCAGAGAACGGGTCAGAGCGCTATAGATTTGGGGCAAAAGAACGTCAGAAATCGCAAGATTTCCGTTAGAGAAATCAAGCCCCATCACCTGGCGCTCTTGACCGTCAGGGAATATGCACATAACAGAAACTACTAAATGCGGTTTGTCATCCATTTGTAAAAGCCTTTTTACAGTTTACGCCATGCCACCTTTTAAACTGAGATGGAACGAATGAGCCTCCGCAATACCTGCAAACCTTCTTTGGTTGCTCTCGCAAATATGCGGAGTGTGGAGTTAGTCCGTTTGCTTGCTTTATGAATTTCATAAATTTACAGTCTGTGGAATTTATAATTAATTCCATCTTCATTTAAATCAGATAGAAAATGAGTTGCTGGCTCGCCTGGCTCATCTTCCTCAGTAAAGTAAACCAATCCATGCTCATTAATAAAACATGAATACTTGTTGCCAACAGGAAGATAAGTTTCACTTTCTCCGTGGATTGTATAGGTTTGTAGAATCTCGATTTCGCCAACTTTACCATCTCTTAATTTCTGAAACGGTTTTCTTGCCTCTATTCCGGCAACGCTGCATACGTAAAAGAACCCCATAACTTTTACATTGATTGGTACATCTGGGAGATCAGCAATATTCCTTGATGTTAAAATCAAAATCTTCTGATTCGAATATTTTAAATTTAATGCTGAAAGATCAAATTCCGTTGGCTCGTCAATTATAGTAGTGCAACCTAAAAAATCAGCAATCGATTTAGCATTTGTTGTTTTACCACAAGCTGTTGGGCCTAAAACAATAAAAATATTTATTTTTTCATTTTTCATTTTAAATCCTTAAATTCATGAAGCTGATAATAAGCAAGGCAGATAGCCGCCTCAGCAGTTAATCCAGTAGCAACAGACAGAACTTTTCCTTTTTCATCTTCAACCGAAACCCTGAATCCAGAAACCCTGTCTTTTCTGTAAATCAGGGATACGCGATGATAATTTTTACAAAGATAGAGATACTTCTCATTCATCATCTTCACCATTACAATAAACAGGCTCAGAATCAGGTTCATTAAATTCTGACAGCTCAGGGTTAGAGTTAGGACAGCGAATCGCAAAATTGAATCCGTCACCAATCATTTGCTCACCACATTCTTTACAAATCATTTTCATCCTCGCTTTCTTCAGAATCAAAAACAGGAGCGAAAAGCATTTCGCAGATAACTATGATTAAAGGAACGCACGCAATAACCAATAAGTCGTCATTACCAAAAATAATCGGGAACCACATAAAACCCCCAGAATTGGCGCAAGTGGTGGAAAATCACCAAAGGCAATTTAAATTCTCTTCAATAATATCTTCTACTTCTGCCGCGTCCAGCTCATCAATAATTTGCTGTCTTGCTTTTTCTTTATAATGAAGCTCATAACCTTCATTGAAATATAAAATTCCATCAACGCACAAATCATGCGCCACTTCATGAATATTTGCTTCAAGAACTCCTAAAGCAAAATTACGCGCCCAATCTTTTTTCTGCTTTTTGCTCATATTTGACCAGTGAGGATTTTTAGCAGAATCAAAGCAATCGTACATTTTCATGATTTTCAGTGTTGCGCGAATGTACATTTTTTCAGGTGATTTTTGTTTGCTCAACTTAACAGGATTTCCAAAAATGCTAACAGGCAGATTTAAAACAGCATCGCCAGCTTCAGCAGAAATTGTGATTTTACCGTCTTCTAAATTAACGGATTTAACCTTAGCCTCATAACATCCAGGCTTAAGCATATTAGGCTCTGGACTCCAGCTTGTTTCGGATGGTTTGATTGTCTCAAGCGCTTCAGCAAGCCAGCGATTGAATTTATGGCATTCTTTGGCGGCGTTTTCTTCTGTTTTGCAGCAAATCAAATCATCATGATAATAACCAAAGTAAATCACAACTGTTGTGTCGTGAAGTGAAATTGAATGAGGCTTGAAAGCCAAAGATTTGATAAAGGCAAAAAACTGTGATTTGTTCATTTCAACATTCCTCAATGTTCGATTCAGTGTTGACAGTATGAAAGAAAAAAGGCCAAGTGTCAACACTCAGCCTTTAGGTTTTTTGAAGAAATTTTAGGCGGTGATTTCGGCGTAAACGTAACCCATAGCAATAATAGCGGCTCCGTGCTCTTTGTCGCCTTTTGACTTTTGGTGATTGTACCACTCGCGCAGTTCTTCAACTGCAAGATTAAACTCCTGAGAAGCTCCGGCCTCTGCTGCCGTGCCTGCCATCATCGCTTTAATCACTTCTGTTTCCGTTTTGCTCATTTTAACTTAACCTCATAAAGATGAATAATTTCTATTACGCCCTCGCACTCTTTCGGGCTTTCTATGCCCTTCAAAACCTCGCATCCGTAATTTTTAAGATGACAGGTTTTGCAGTAGGAGTGCTCAGACCATGTTTTCTCTACTACAGACAAACCATTACAGGAACCGCCGCCAAACCTGTGAGGGAAAGAATAAGCCGCACATCGGCAAGTTAACTGGCGGCGAATTCGTTTCATCAGATTTTCTTACCACCTTCTTTTTCGCGGTTTTCGCGTTTGTGGTCTGCGCGGTTTGCATTGTACGCCAGCTTTTCAGAAATCGCGCCGCCAACATCAAGACCTAAATAACCAGCAGTATCGAGGATGCGAATGATTGCATCTGCAAATTCAACTTCAATCATTTCCCGACTTGGCAGATGGTCGTCCATTAAATCCTTACGCATACCTTCAAGCGCCTCAGAAAGCTCAGAATGCATGAGGGCCAATTTTGCGGCAATCATATTTGCCCTAAATTCCATAAAAGTTGATCTGCTAATCTTACCAGAAGTGAAAAGATTTTTAATTCTAGAATCCGAATCCCACCAACCGCGCTCAACGTTATCAGCGTAAATGGATTCGCTCAAATCGTTGACAGCATTGATTACATTATTGCTAAGATATGTCATTTTTTGCTTTCCTCTAACACCAGGTTGATGTTCATAATGTTGGTTTTTGCATTAGCAAAGTTTACAGGATAGTTGCTGTCCATAGAAGCAGGATAAGCACAAATCTGTTTACAGTATGTCATAAGTTCGCGCAGTTCATGAATCGCCATTTTACGCAAAACGTGCAAATCAAATTTTTCCATTATTCCACCACTTCCAGCAATTTGGCCGCAAGAACGGCAGAAACGAAAGCAAAAAACATCGTCGTCAGGAAAAGGCAAGATGATGTTTCGTTAGATTTCTTAAGCTGGGTTCTCAGATTAGATAGTTCAGATTTATGCCAATCACCCATTAGCTCATAATACTTTTCTTCAGCAGACTTCAAAGGAGATGGCTTTGATTCATTGTTGTTTAAATAAATAAAGCTTTCTTCTCCGTCAATTGTTGTCACTTCGATCTTCTCCGTTCCTTCACGCGTGATTATCGTATGAGTATCAAACAGGCTTTGATTGTTATTTTTCCATGCTCTAAGAACTTCTCTTGCGAGGCTTCTCTTTTCCAGCTTCATTGGCCTGATGAATGAAATCTCAATAAACCTCAAAATATCATAAGGCTGAATTTTTCTTTTTGAATTGCTTATCATGCGCATACATACATGCCTATGCGATGCATCAAAGCAATTTTGGTTAATCATCATTCTGTCGAAATATGATGTTTTTAGCGTTGGGCTGACTTGCGTATGGCTTTCTATTTCTTCATCACTATAGTGAATGAACTTTATATCTTTCATCTTTCTGCCTCAAATTTAAATGTGGTTATTTTATTTTATGCAACTCTGACAATGTACTGATTTCCGAAGCTGTAAGCATCCATGTAACCAAGCTCTGACACGGCATCAAAATGCTTATCATCATATGGAAACACTAGGCCAATTGAGCGCAAAGAGCCAATGCTCATAGAAGCTATCTCACCATTATCAACAATGCAAACACAGAAAAGCTTATGCATTGGGTAAGGCTCTTTCATTCCTCTTGCGATTTCTGCGATTCTAATATTTGCGTAAGTAAGAATGTTCATTATCTCTTTCTGAGAAGCAATGTATCCAGCCATCACTCAACCCTCTCAACAGCGATGCCATCAAAGATAATAGCCTGACCAATTTCAAGAGATGCTATCTGCTCAATCTCATCATCAGACCAATCCGTCGAATCAAATACGAACTTAAGAGAAACAGACTTATCAACAGAAACCTTTTCGCCGTTAATGCTGAAGTCCATCATGTTAAATCGTGCCATCCAATAAATCCTCATTTGATAATAATTGTCATTTGCCTTCGAGTAGAAAAGTTATCGAAGATTACAAAAAAGATTTCAAAACCACGAAACAGAGTTAATCGAAAAAAATCTTTTTGGAAAAAGCCCCGAATGAGAAAAATTCTCAAAGGGGGGTGGGGTAAAAGATTTTTCCAACCTTTCCGCTATCGGCTGCTTAATGATTTGTGCATCGACGGGAAAAATGAGATTTGAAAAATCATTTTCAAAAACTGGATTTACCAGTTTACTCTGTAGCTGTTTTCCGGCGATGGCACGGAATGCAGAGGAGCTGAAGGTTAGAAAGTTCATCCGAACCTCCCTGGCTAACGGGCTTAATGTGATCGACTTCGACGCCAAAAGATACGATTCCATTTCTTTCACACTCTTCACATAATCCCATACAGCGATTGATGATGATTTGCCTTTTCTTTTTCCAGACTGAAGACTGATAAGGACGCCGCTCACCTTCTTTTGATTGTTGGAACTTTCGCCAGCCTTCATTTTTGTGCTCCTCGCAATAACCGTTTGTTTTCTGGCTGGCCTTCTTGACGCACCCAGGAACCCTACAACTTGAACCAGGCAATGATGGCATTATTGACTGCCTCTTAAGTGCTGAAAATCTACGCGAGCGTTTAGGCCGTTAAGGGCGCAAAGCTCAACAATCATATCGCTGGAAATCATGCGCGGGTTTTCTTCGCTAAACCAGCAGCGTACTGTCTGAGGCTTAACGTTTAAAAGTGAGGCAATGCTTACTGAGGTCAGCCCAAGCTTTGAGCGCAATTCTTTAAGGATTTTCACCCTTGTTGCATAAGGAATTTCGTTCCTTTTGCGGTCATACTCTCCGACCAAATCCTGATTTTCCTGATTCATTTTTTCTTCCGTTTGTTATCTTGTTGTCAACACTATGGGCTAAAAAAAACCCGCTGTCAACACTAAGCTGAAGCGGGGGCAGTGGTGGAAAGTTACCAAATCGAAGCAATGAGGAAGTTAAGTTATCAAGCGTTTTGAGAATATCAGTTATTTCTTATTCTTACCACAACGCGACATATATTCTTTATCGTGCCTTACAATCTGCTCTGCGGTCTTGTCTGATAATTTATCCTCCTTGCCGCTGATAGTAATCAGGCGCGCCCAATCGCACTCATTCACGATCACGGTTCGCGTTTTCACGCAGCCACTGATTAGCATCGCCAGGCTGATAACCAGCAATTTCATCATCAATGCGTTTTGAATTTTTTGCATCTTCTTGCCTCGCTTCTTTTTCTGCCTTAAGTGAATCAGCTTCTTTCGCCACCTGTTCTTTTTGCTCTTCCTGACGACCTTCTTTGCGGCCTGTGTACTTTCCGCTGAAGTGGCCCAGGACAAGCCCAATCGCGGCAAAAAGCACAGCGCCGATGATACCGATAATCTGCGTCAGTTCACCCATGATGAGAACCCCATATAAGCGCTGTAATCAGCCCTCTCCAGCGTAGCCAGAACACGCGTAGCGCGGTCTTTGGTCTGGCCGTACCATTTACTGTCCTTACCCTGCCGCGTAGCCTCCTGCCAGTTGCCAGCACGTACAGCGGCCAGCATCTTGCGGAACCCCATCAGCCCTTCAAAGCCCAGCTGGAAGGCCATGTTAACTAACGCGTCCTTGCGGGCCTGCTCCAGACCTCCCCAGACGGGCCGTAGCGCATCGCTGGCCGAAAGCCTGGCTTCCATATCCTGAGCGTGAGTTAACGCCCACAGCTCCGCCACGTTGCGCGGAATCGTGAATTGATACATGCCTAGGCTGGCTCCTTTCGGCCCAAGACGGATACCAATCCCGCCTGTGGGGTATCCTTCGCTGTCGATATAGGGCTTTTCTCTGTAGCCTTCATCGATATTCAGCATTTGAGCGATTTTACTTTTCATCCCTTTCTCCATTTTCTAGCTTTTTCTGTTTAATAAATCTGGCAATAAAGGCCAAAACCCATAAAACCAGCGCTACATATTTCAGATAATCGTGTGGAATTTCCGCCTTAAACTCTGCCGGAAGAATGGCCCAAGCCTCAAATGCACGTTGAGGCGCGAACTCAAGAGCGCCTAAAATTGCAATTCCCGCAAGGTTGAGCCAGGTAGAGTGAAGTTTCCACCACTTGCGCCAGTATGAAACTGGCTCAATTCTTTTTTTCATCATTGTTGTTCACCTGCACGGATGGTTGTTTTGCGATTTGCGAAACCTGAAATTTAAGAAGACTAATGTCTTTGTCCAGACTTGCAATCATAGTGTCTGTTTTTCCAGAAGAGCCAGCAATAAAGATTCCGATTGATAGAGCGGCGCTTGCTGCGATACCAACGATAAACTGGATTACGCGATTTAGCGTTTTTTGTGAATTTACTTGAAGTGATAAGTCTCTTACATCGTCAAAAAGTTTATTCCTTGCTCCCTCTAGTTTTGAAATCTTCTGGTTAAGAAATTCAGCCTCTTTCCTGAATTCAATAAACTGACCCATAGCCGTAGAAACTTGGTCAATCTGTTTTTCAACCTTATCCATAGATATGGCTAAGTTTTTGATTTGTTCGGCTACAACTTCGTTTGAAACCGGAGGTGACATTTTATGCTCCTGAAAAATTTGATTTAGGGCATAAAAAAGCCCCGTCTATAGGGGCTTAATATACTTCAGGGTTACGGTTTCTGCCAGCTATTAGGGCTGTAGTCACCCATTAATTGCTGCGGAATGTTGAGGCCGCTCACCATAAAGCACTCTGCAACATCCATGCGGCCAATGTAATACAGCCATGCACAAAGGGCCTGCTTCCATCCGTGAACCACAAACGCAAAATTTCCGTACTTTCTCAGCCTTTCAATTTTCTTGATTTGCTTTTCAGATGGCCCTGAGCTTCTTTTCATGTCTTTAAATTCAAGATAAAGAGAAAGCGATCTGATTTGGCAGTTTCCAACAGGGAAACCAACATAAATTACATTTTCACCAAAAAAAGTTGCAACAGGAATGTGTGTATCTGGTATTCCCGCCTTAACACCTTCCTTCACCAGGTTGATTGCCTCAACCTTGCCTCTTCCTCCGCCGTTAGGGATTGCATAAAAAATATCATGATAATCACGATACTGAGTATCCATAATTTCAACAAATGCCGATTGGTGCATGTGCTCGCTGGCTTTAAGATACTGCTCGCTCTCATAAGGAAGAGCGTCAACTATGGAAACTTTAGGCATCTGTAGAATCCTCTTCAGAAAAACCAATCTTATCTAAAAAGTCAGAAACCTTTAATACTACAAATTCCTCAGTTGGGCCTGAAATTGAAATTGATGGGGTAAGCGTTTCACCATTTGAGTAGCAAGTTGCAAACCAGTTACCCCCTACATTAGAAGTCTGAATTTTTTTATCAGACTTTATTTTTCTCAGCTCTGCCACTTTCATTATTTTTTCTTCCCGCTAATACGTTCGATTGCATTTTGCGTACTTGCTAACAAACCCTTTTGCTCGTCAATCATTTCTGGCGGGTATCCTGAATCTGAAAGAACCTGAATTTTCATCTTCAGTTCGCTTTCTGAATCCTTGAGATTACGCAATCTCATTTTTTGAGTAGAAGTCAGTTTTTCCATTATTCCACCACTTGCCCTTTCTCTCTTACTGTTCCGTTCATTTTATCCTGAGCGATCAAATCCAAGACTTTTTGCTTTGCCTCTTTTTCGTCGGTTCCCCAGGCGCGATAATGCACATCTTTGTATGTTGTCGTTGCGATGAAAATCCAGTATGTGTCCCAATACTCCTGGAAGTTTTTGGGCGCTTCGCTCCGCTTAACATCAAAGATTAATTCTGGCTCAATTGTCTCCGGCATTTTCTAAAACCCCGCAAGGCGTGATTGATAAAACCTGAACAGGCTTACGATAGTCTGCAACAGGGCGCTTTACATCAAGATTGTAGAGGAATCGCATGAAGTTATCAGGAATATCGCCTGGTTGAATCAGATTAGGAATAGTCCTTAAAACCTCAGGCTTAGGCTCAAACTCTCCGCTACCTGTGAATCCCTCAGTCTGGCCGCCAACGTAATTACAAAAAAGCTCCGTAACTTCCTTGGCGCTCATAGCCATAGAGTACTCAAAAACCTGTAGAGCGCCGTTCCCGTACTCCATTCCAGCTACGGATCGGAAAACAACCATCATACGATTATTTGCACAAGGATAGCTTGCAGTCGCTTCGCATGTGATTGTCTCACGGTGCGGAGCGTAAAATTCACCGCGCTTGCTTTTGCGTTTAACATCTTCAAGACCAGATGAGAAAGTTAACGCTTCTGGTTTTTTTGACTCCAGCGAATCAATGATGGAAGCCCCAGCAGAATTCACTAAACGTTCAAGCGCGGTTTTGTAGATGTGTCCGGTTGCCGAAGAAATGACAAAACGAACAACCTCAACATCAAGCCCGTTATCTTCTGAAAACTTATCGATATCGAATTCAACCATTTTTCTAAATCCTCATTTTTAGTAACAGGCTAAGAATGGGCCAAATCTTACCGATTGTCAACGTTTTACCCCTCTCCCCCTCTCCCCCTGTATTTGAATTATTTGAGTTTTTTCGTAAGTTAATGATTTTTATGATTTTTCATTTACTATTTGAAAGTCGCCTACATCTCTATAACTCAATACATACATACAGAGAGGGAGGGTATATAAATACACCCCTCCCCCTCTCCCTACGTAAGAGGCTAGACAGAGGTTATAAATATAAATAAATAAATATATAAATATATAATAGTATAGTTATCAGGGGGTTAGAGGGGGTATTTGAATGCAGACACCCTCCTTTTATTGCAATTAAAATCAATGTGTATGATTTATATAGGGAAATTATTTCAGCACAAAAAACCTGAAAAGCGGAATTTTGCAAAAACTGAGCAAATCAGGCGGCAAGTGGTGGAATTACCTATCAATTAATCGGGCAACACTACAATAAAACCTATCGTAAACCTCAACACTCTCTCCTGTGGTTTACAGCACCGACAGGGAGAGAGAGGGAGGGGTGTTTATATTTTTTATTAGCTAGGATGGGAGAGAGAGGGGGTGTGTTTAGTCGGTTCTTGCCAAATACATCAGGAGAGAGGGGTGTAATTTATACACCCTCTCTATGCGCGAAGTTATAAGGACAGGTAATAAAAAACCCGCACTAGGCGGGTTATCTTATAATAGCTGGGCTTCTTATTTTGGCTGATAGCCCATTTCCTGGAGAAGGTCGAGACTGTCTTTTACGGAATCAAGGCTTCTTGACTTAATCCTGCTGTGATTTGCTTTCGATACAACCCGTGATACTTGTTTGTGATTTGGCCTCTGCCGGAAAGCCTCAGCGCCGTGAATGATAGTCGTGCTTTCTGTGTTTTCTACACAAGAAACCAGATACCCACTGCAAAATTTACCGTTCACGTTTTTGATTAAACTGTCAGATACGTTGACGCGGTTAATCGTTACGAGCATGCTTCCGTTGTAAAAGCTGTTGATGAGTTTAGCCATTTTCTTACTTTTCCTTTTTGCAGTTTTTGCAATTTTCTACAATATAATAAACTGGTTTTTCTGATTTTACCAGACCATGCCGCATGATTGTATCAATGCAGCCAGAAACTGGAGATATTTTTTTATCCATCAGTAAGCTTTCCTGCAATTGAATATTTCAAGGGTATTTCCGCTTTCATTGCCTGTCATGGAAAAGGAATTAAACCCTCTGACGTAATCAACGCCGTTCATTGTTGCCCTGCCTCCAGAAAGAACGGGTGACTGCCTGGCGCTACTGCTGCCGCTAATCGTGTAAACAAAGTATGACTGCTCAGGATAGTCCTGAACAACAGCGCCATCTTTCATCACAGCCTCTGTGTGACCGCCTTTCTTGTGGCTGACATCGCAAATCTGAGTGCGATTAAGCAGGTCGCTACCCATAGAGGAGCATCCAGAAATAACAATGGCACTCATAAGAATTAAGCTTTTCATTTGTAACCTCTATAAAAAAGGGGCTTGCGCCCCTATGCGATTTTTACGTTACCTAAAACATAGTTTTTGGCAAATACTGCGCAATCAACATCCTTGAAATTTTCCTTCTGACCAGCAAGGCAGAATCGGATTTTTTTCAAATCTTTGTTGATACCCAAAATCTCAATAGACAATCCGTTGAATTCAAGAGAAAACTCCCGCAAATCCTGGCAGATATATAACCCAGAAATTTCAATTTGGTTAGAAAAATCGTCAAGCAAGGAGCACAGAGCTTTGTTGTAATTTTGGTAAACCGCTGATTTTTGACTTGAAGAAGAAACTATGAATTTTCCGCTTTCTTTTTCAATAAATCCGACGATGTATGTTTTGCCCTGAATTTCTATCCCAACTTTCCATTGGTCTTCGCTTCTTTCTGTGAAGTTACGGATAACCGAGTTTGCCTGCATTCTTGATAACATGATTTAACCCTCATTTAGTGAGATTTTAAGATAGCACTAAAACTTACAACTTGTCAACACTGTATTTTTCAAAAACCGCCCTTGAGAATCCTCTGGGCGTTGCACTTCTGATGTTTTTTGTTTTAAGGGAGTCACCGCCTAGCTGGCTGTATTGTTTGCTTTTTCCAGCCTCATCATCTGGCACGGTCACAGGTCGTTTCTCTGGCAGCTCAAAACCCCCGCCGCACCAAAGGCCAGTTTTTTTCGTGTAGGCGTCACTGTCGTTTATCCATTCGCTGTAAAGTGGATGCTTCTCCTTTCCTTCAAGATAGCCTCCGTATTCGAAAGGGTGAAAATATTGCGGCTTCCCGAATAGCTCATGGTTTGCAAAAATGCTCACGGGATTTTCAAAAAACCACGGACAACCGCAAATAAGACCTATCATTCTGCACTGCTCGGCAACCATAACAGATTTGGCCCAAACTAGAGCATCGTTTTTAATTTTGCTTTCAAAGTGCCTTGTGCCGGAAACGGCAACATCAGTACAGGGCGGAAACCCTGCAACAAAAACAATTTCAAACTTATCCATGAATTGCCGGATAAGGCCTGAACACTCAACTATCGTTCCGGCCAGCTTAATATACCCTTTTTCTTTTCTGGTTTTACCATGCTGAGGGTCTACAAGTATCGCCTCAAATCCAGCATCAACCCAATCAGCGCAAAACAACCCTGTGTAATCACACAGGGATAAGATGGCCTTCTTTTTCACTTTTCCACCGCCTTCTTAATGAATGATTCTCCAGCCGTAGTATCACAGAAATCGGCCCACGTCTGATAGGTGAAGTAAACCATAGTTCCTCTTCCGCGCTGGCCTGGTTTTGATCGGTATTCAAACTCCTTGATTTTCTGCTCGCTCTTAAGTGTCTGTATAATCAATCTGCGATTTTTAACATCCCCTCCAAGTCGGGTATTCTCAGAAATAGCCTGTAACGTAGCGCCTTTAGGCTGTGAGGATATGAAATCATTAACTTCCCTCATTACGCTCTGTTCTTTGGAGTCGGTAATATGGTTTCTTGCCATTTCTTCGGATTTCTCGGCGCACCAGCTAACAAACTGGTAAGCGTATAAAAGGCTGTCTTGTTTGATTGATGTAGAATATGGCCTTTCGGCAAGCTCGAAAACCATAGCCGTTCTTAAAGTGTTTTCTGTCAGTCGCCCCCATATGCCCGCGTATTTTCCGGCCTCTCTCTTCCTTGCTGTTTCCACTGACTTTATGTAGATTTCAAGTTCTTTGGAATCTGCATCTATCGTCATTGCGGTTACATTTTCCTGGCCTTGGACGTACATTTGCGGCGTGTAAATTGATTTAACTCTGTTAATCCAGACTCCGACACTTTCAGGTAAAGTGGTATTCATGGGAATCTTACCTTCCCTGTTTCCGCTTCCTATGGAGTTAAGAACCTGGAATCTTGAAAGAAGCCCGTCTATGATATCGCTTCCGCTGAACGCTTCATAAATCTTTCCTGGGGTAGTCAGCCCATAAATGCTGGGGCAGATTCCGCCAAGGTCCACAACTGCGTTATTTTTGGCGTCAGCCTTGCTTGCAGTAACGTTGGTTTTTTCTCCATATGAAGTATAGCCATCAAGGATTGCGCGGCGAATCATTTTCTGTGAGACGTTGGCTCTTTCATGGAAGATATTGGCAAAGAGTTCGCCTATCTCATCCAACATAAAATATCTTCCCTTGTCTTTCACAAGGTCGTTGTAGAATCCCTTATCTGATACGATATCTTTTGGCCCGATACGGTTGTGATCATAAGCGCACTCTAGCACTTTTTTCGCCATTTTAACTGTCTGACTTTTACCGACAGATGTATCGGCTATAACCATAAAGTAAAGATTCGTCGTTAGTGTTCCGTAAGAAAATCTTCCGGCAAGGAGAGCGCCAAGAACAGAAAGCGTAAAAGACGCTGCAATCTCAGGAACGTAAGTAGAGCTGTTTTGCGCCTGCCAACGGAATAGGTCGCAAAGCACTTGCCTGTTTCCCAATCTTTCGAACCAGGATTTAAACTCAGACTCATCTGGCATTCCGGCGTTTGGGTCTTTATTTCTGCCCTTTTCAAAAAGTGACTGAAGCATTTTCATCGATTTGGAATTGCTTGAATTCATAATTGACACGGCCTCTATTCTTGATTCGTCAACGTAGTTGATGTTATTAGTTTTTTTGGCGTGAAGCATTTCTTGCTCTATGATTTCTGGGAGGCAAGAGAAATCAATAATCATCACTTCCGGCATTGCTTCAAAATCAACGTGCATAGGTAGAGGAACTTCGTTTTGCACAAAAAGGCAGTTTTTTGATTCATCAACAAAATCAGCAACCTTTGTTGGCTGCATTTTTACATGGTCTGAAGGGTCAACATAAACCCCTTGCTTTCCTGTGTTTTCAAAACCAAACTCCATTGCAAGCTCAAAAAAGCTCGCTATCGTCCTTCCGCCAGACCTGTATTTAAAAGATCGCCAGCGTCTTTCACATAACTTGTAGCTAAACTTCCCGCCTAAATGCTGGCGGAGCCAATCAAAATAAAGTTGTTTTCCCATGCCGCCAGGTAAAAGTGACTGCAACCCCATTCCGACTTTTAAGCGCTCGTCGTCATTCAGGGAATGGAAATTAAGATAATCCAAAGCTTCTTTAATCTGGTCTAAGTCATCACTATCAACATCGCGAGCGGTTACGGTAAATCTTTCTGGGGAAAATCGCTTATCGTCAAATCCATCACGAATCAGATTTTCAATGGATCGGGGCAGTGGTGGAAAATCCTTCGACAAAAGCAACTCTTCACTTTCTTCCGTCCATTGGTACTTGTTGCCGCTTTTATGGTTTGACGGGGATAAAAGGATGTAGCCGTTAAATTTAAAATCAACACCAGGGTAGTTTGACCCAAGTCCAGAGGGAGCGGATTTAAAATCACCAGGAGCTTTGAAAATTAAATGAACGCCTCCGCCTCCGGTTTCTGCGGAAATAGTAGATGTTATTTTTTCCTTGAATGTAGTCTCAAAATCATCAAGGGCCTCAAAGCCGTTTACTTCAACTCCTTTTACAACGTGGCGATCAATATCAATGACGAAAAGACCGTTTCCTGAACAGTCTAATGCAATATTTGCTTTTGGATATTGCGTCCACCAGTAATCTACTTTCTTTAAATCTGAGGTCGAATCAAGACGGCCTTTCGGCACTATCCATTTCCCCTCACTTCCAGCTATAGGGTGTTTCCCAGGGTTATTTTGTGAGCCAGGGCCTCCGCAATTTTTATCATTGCAGGCGCACTTTCCTGTATTCTCATCAATCCACCACAAAGGGAAAATTTTGAGTCCAGCCCCTGCGTACTTCAGAGCCTTCTCTTTATTTTCCATATGCCTAAATTCCTAATGAAATTTTTATATTATGCTTTTTTGCAACAGCTTCGATTGCTTTGATGTGCGCTTCTTTTTTAGGCAGCAGCTTTTTTGATTTGTACCAGTTAAGGATAGCTGAGTGAGTGATTTTTACCCCTTCGCTTTCCATCTCCAAGGCAAGCTTTGCTACCCCGCCGATACTGTGAATAAGGTTGTCCAGGCTCGATGTAATCACTTGCAATTTCCTGTTGACACAATGTTAGAATGAGTCCACTATACACAACACCAAAGCACTTAACAAGGGGGTTAAGCATGGCTTACCAACTAAAGACAACAGGCGGAAATCAGGGCAAAAAGCTTGACCTGTTGAATTATGGTTTGCCGGATACTCACAAGACTTTATCAATCGCAAAACTTGCCGGATTGGGATTTAGTCCTATAGTTATCGCTTGCGATCCTGGCGGTATGACAACATTGCAGGGAATGACAACTTTGCAGGGTTCTGATATTCCCTTCGTTGAGGTTAATTCTCCTGGCGATGCTTTCCATTGGCTTGGTGATGTGTATAAAGGTAAGTTTAATTTATCTCAATTCGATTTAATTTGCGTTGACGGATTATCAAATTTCTCCTATATGTGTTTAAAGGCAACGGGGGAAAACTCAAATGATCGTCGCCTTGATTATGCTAGGGCTAATATTGAATTTAGGCGCTTTGTTGATGACGTTAGGCGTTTGCCTCTTCATCTATATTGCAATGCATTCGAGGGGGAAGTGAAAAATCATCCTGAAGGCGCAAGGTTTGGGCCTATGTGTGAGGGTAATAAATTCTCAATACAATTTGCAGGATTGTTTAACAGCGTTTTCCGTTCATTTAATTATGTTGAAAACGGTTTGAATAAAGTTGCTGTACAATGTAAATTTGATGGTTCGCACATTGCAAGAGAGCGAACCTCAAGCTGTAATCCTTACGAGCCGTCAATAGATATTGCGGTTTCTAAAATCCTTAAACTAAATCAAGCGAGTTAATTTATGAATAACAATTTCGGTAATAACGGTTTTGGCGGCGGTCAGCAGAATGGTTTTCAGCAACAGGGCCAGCAACAAAATAATGGCTTTGGTCAGCAGCAACAGCAAAACGGTTTTCAGCAGCAAGGCGGATTCCAGCAGCAGAATAATTTCGGCGGCGGCGCAAGTGGCAGCATGTTTGTTGATAATGGCGCTGCTCCTGATTCTGGTCGCGGAACGCTCCCTAAGGGTCTTTACCCTGTTCGAATCACAAACGCCGAATACAAAGAAAACAACAGCCATACCGGATGGATTCTTGCTTTAGAAAACACGGTTATTGATGGCGTTTTTGCTGGCCGTAAAATTTTCGACAATTACAACCTTCAGCACCAAAACGAGACAACGCAAAATATTGCGCAGTCTCAGTATGCGAAACTTTGTCAGTCTATTTTTGGCAACGCTCAAAACCGTCCAAACAATCCGGCCCAGCTAATCGGCGGAGAATATACGATTGATTACGGCATGGAGCGTAAGAAAAAACAGGCTAACGATGCCGTTTATGGAGCGGAAACAACGGAAAGCGAAGAGCCGCGCATGCAGGTTAACGATCGCATGCCGCTGTCAGCTTACAAGCCAGCAGGCCAGCAGCAACAGCCAATGACTCAGCAGGGATTTGGTCAGCAGCAAATTAATCCTCAACAGACTTCCCAGCAGCAGCAGGGTTTCGCGAATCAGCATAATCAAAACATGCAACAGCAGGGGCAGCAGCAAAACGGTTTTCAGCAGCAGGGGCAGCAGCAACAGCCTGGGTTTCAGGGAAATGACGGTTCACAAGGACAGCAGCAGGCCGGATTCTCTGGTCAGCAAAACGGAGATGTACAACATGCTCAAGGACAGGGGCAGAACGGAAACGGTCAAGGCGCTGGAGCGCCACAAAATAATCAGCCCGCAAACAACACTGCCGGAAATGTAAATCCGTTCAATAATGGCGGTAATAACGGTTTTGGCGGCGGCTTCGGTAGCATGTAGTTTAGGCCATAAATCATAAGGGGCTTCGGCCCCTTTT